TGCTATATATTCTAAAAAAAATAAGTTTGCAGGACAATCATCCATAGTAAACTTAGTTAAACCATGAAGTGATCCTTTAGAACCTCTACCATCTACTGTTCCTGATATATCATAACTATCACAACCAAAAGCACCCATATGTTGATTAGCAGGATATTTCTGACCATTTTTAATTACGTATCTATTTTGTTGATCAGCGTTTGGAAACCAAGATACTAAAAATCTACCTTGTTTACTTGGAGTAAATAAAACGCTTGTATCTTTAATCCCACTTTCCCATTGAAAATTACCCTGAGTTAATACAGCAGAGTGTTTTAAGTCTTCATTAAAATCAATTTGTTCGTAGATTTTAGTTAAATTAAATAAAGATTGTTTTGTCTCATCTCTGAAAGCATGTTTCTCTGTACGCGGAAACTGTCTATATAATTCATTAAGTGCATCAGGATCATCCTTAAGACCATCTACTTCATTGTCCCAGTGTTCTATTACACCTATTTCAATCGGGAATCCATCAGGTCCCTTTTTTTCCTCTGTGGGTGTCTCGAAGACAGGTAACCCATAAGAATCAATGTATCCTTCGTAGTTCCATTCCATAGGAATGAACAAGCTATATAATCCCGAGCTAGTCTGCCCATTGCGGTTTCTTCTGGTAACGTTTGAATCATCGTATAATTTTTTGTAGTTTCTACCACCCTTGTCTAAAGCATTTGATGTTGATCCCATCATGCATTTACCAATAATTCTAGAACCTAGTCGTAAACAAGTTTTTGTAACCCTCCAGTTATTTAATATATTGTCAGGTTTTTCCCATTTACCAGATTCATCGTGTACTAATAATTTTAATTTTTCACCATCATAACTGTTATCACCTGTGTTTTTCCAGTCAATAGTTGTATCTAATCCTTCTAATTCTTCTAGTTGTTCATTACTATCTATTTTACGTCTTGTAAACCTACTAGCGGGAACTCTGTAAGCAAGTTCTGTTTTTGGTCTATCCATACCGTCTTGAATCGGTTTGAAGAAAAATGGGTAGTTGACTGAAATTGGTACAATTTTATCGGTAAACATTTTCTTCGCATCAGACCCTGACTTTGAAAGGACACCGTATCTAGCATCACTAGAGATAGTGGCAAGATTGACAGTTTCGCCCGATGCCATGAATGAAAAACCAGACCGTCTGTTTTTGAGGTAACACATTCCGTAGCAACGTTTATCTGCTTTACAAGCTTCCCAGAATATAAAGAATAATCTGTTTGCTTCTCTAAAGTCTGCTTGCCCAACATCAATCTTGGACCATTGCAGGTACATATAATGAGTGCCAGTGATATAAGTAGCATTACCCTTATTAGTGAACCAATACCCCTCGTGTCTTCTAGCAAACTCTCTATCAATATACGCATACCATTTTTCTTTAAAATCTTCTGGATATTGTTTCCAGTCAAATATAGTTTTTATTTTTTTTAACTGTTTAGGGTATTCGTGAGTTGTCCACGTGTCTGCTTCAGTAAAAGTATCTTTTTCTTTTGGTAATGCTATTTTTAAGTTTTGTATTTCATAAACCTCACCTATCTGACCGGTTCGGGATATAACAACAACATCATGTTCTTTATTATAACCATATTCCCACTTTTTAGATTTATTTAATCTTTTTATTACATGCGGTTTTATATGATCTATTACTTTATATAAAGTTTGCTTATACATTATTTAGATCTTCTTTCTGCAAAACCTCCAAAAGCTTGAGGCTTAACCTCTTCTTCTTTAGGTTTTTCATTCAACATATCTTCTTCTTCTTTTATACGATTAAGTATTTCAAAAGCATCGAATATAGCTAGTTTTTTAGTAGCTGCTGCATTTTTTAATCTGTCAGCAGATACATCATCATCTGAATCAATAATAGCTTCTTTAGCAACTTTAATAAGTTCTTCAACAGCTATGTGCCCAGCGTGGATTATGTTCAACTTCGTTTCCTTGACGTTCATACTTAATTACAATATCATTAGATTTCATACAATAAAGACGTTTGCCATCTACGACAAAGTCAAACTCACCAAATGGTTTAAAACCAACTAAATCTTCTTCGTTGATTCCTAGCACTTCTAAGGAGCTATTACCAATTTTGACAATACCAATAAGCTTTTGTTCTAAACCTGTATCTACTTCGTTGAAATCTTTAATAGGAGCTAAAAAACATCTGTCACCAAACGATAACCATTTGTCTTTAGGTTTATATAAATAAACCTGATCTAGCTGTACAAAATACATATTGTCTTTAAAATAAGACTTACTGTTTTTCTCCCTACCTTTCATATCATAAAATCTTCTAAAGACATTATGATGTATCATAATTAAATCACCTTTTTTAATTGGTGTTTTAAAAGCTTTAGGAATAGAAATAACTTTAGCAATATTATTAACAGCTTTGAAACTTTCTATCTTAGTGTTAATTATAAGGCTTTTGTCACCTACTTTTACATCATTAGAATATCGCTGGCCTACTGGCTCAACGATAAAATCAAATAGACTGTTCACTAATATTCTAAATCATACTCAACTGATATTGCCATGTTAGAATTAAACTTCTTCCACGGCAATACCTCGTCTCGTTTTTTGATAAAAATATTATAAGAATTATCTTCTTTATCAGAAAGTATATGTGAGATTGTGTGACCACCATATACCGACTGCCCTATCGAGTAGTGCATAGCATCAGTTTTATAGTCAGAACCAATACTTATCTTTCTAATAACTGAAGACATTATTTCTTATCTTCTTCTTTTTCAATAGGTGTGAATGTTCCATCTTCTAAATTAATATTGATAGATCCATATTCTTCCTCTAATTCCTTTTTGAAGTCTTCAGTCTTTTTGTTTTCTTCATGGAACTTCCCTAATACTGCGGATTTTTGGGCTTCTAAGAAACCAACTTCATTTAAGATCTTGTTAAGTTCTTTCTGAAAGCCTTGAATCTTTTCTAATTGGTCTTTGGTAATCATTTGTTTTGCATCGCTCATTTTAATAAAATTTAATTATTGGTTATTGATTTGAATTTTTCGACTCCTCGCGAGCCAAAGTAAGCTACATAAACAGTTATTAATAGTGATTTTAAAAGGTCTATCCATCCGCTGTCTATACCGAATGCAATATCAAACCCATCTAATAAAATAAAGACTATAAGAGAAACTGTTAAAAAGATTAAAGCCATAGGTCGTGTATTTTTACTTAACCACGAATCTGACTTCATATCGCTTTCCCAGCGTTTTGAGATCTCTTGCATCTCTACCATATCTTGCTCTAGTAATTTAAGAGCAGTTTCTTTATCTTGTGGTGTTAGTTCTTGGTCTTTATCTATAAGGTTTTTAACCACACCTAATGCGCCTTGGTCGGGCAGTATATTACTAATCACATTTATAATACCTGATTTACCTAGTAAGAATTTTCCTACTTTAGTATCTTTAAATTTTTTCTTAGGATTTGGCATATGCTTCTTTTTCCCAAGGAAGATTCTTAGCACCTTCCTGCATTTTTGATCTTGAATATGTCTTACCCTTCCAGTAGACAGCACTGTCATCATAGTCTAAATCACCTCTCTTCATTTGATCGATGTGTACAGACTCATGATTTATAACGTCTTCTATCTGTTTAGGGTCTTTAATATCTTTATTTATTATAATGGTTCCATTATTATTGGCTTTACCTAATACACCTTCTTCCATACTTACATTGTAAATAGGCGTGCTATCGTAAGAATATGGAGGGTTATTGAGTTTAAATGCCATTATTTTCCAGGAAACATTTTATTAAGTTGTTCTTTACGCTGTTGGCAGCCACAGGGTATGTTTAAACCCTGTGACACTGCATCAACAACTTTCTTAATACCAGTTGCTCTAGTGAAAGACTCTATTTTATCACCTAAGCCCTGATTCATTACGCTTGTACGAATGATCTCCAGTACATTCTGTTTGCTGGAGTTGCTTGATCAAATCCTAAAATACATTTAGACTTAACACCACCTGGGTTAGCAGTAAGTGAATAGTTTAATGCATCTTTTAAAGGTGCTCCAGCTGGAGTTACTGGAATATTACCAGCTCCTA